ACTTACCGCCCTTTGCGATAAAGTCACCTTCACGTTTTACGAACTCATCAATAAAGTGCCAAGGAAGAACAAGTAGATAATCTGGGTTTGCTGCTCTCATTTCTTCTTCGCTGCAAATTGGAATATTAGTTCCAACTGTCTGCAGACCAAACTTATATGGACTACGTTCAGCAATAGCAGTTAGCAAATCTGGTGTAATACCAAACAATTGTAGCAGAGTATTGCCCTTAGTTGATGCACCATAACCATATACCTTCTTGCCTTCCGCCTTTGCCCGATGCAAGAAATCAAGAACTTGCGCTTTCAATGACCAGATATTGTCACCAAATGCCTTCCAATGTGCTTCGTCAGTGATATCCCAAGCCTGTGCTTCATAGGCAAGAGTAGAGTTAATACGGAACTCACAGACATCACGAACTTGCTGTGTAGCAAAAATCTTGATATCACTATCAGCTTTTTGGAATGTAACACGGAATGAGCCGCCATTGGTGTCATTCAATGAACAATCACGTAGCACAAAACCTTCACCCTCAAACAACTTCTTGATGCTACGAAGATCATAGTAATAAACATGTTCATGACAGATATTATCAAATGCCAACTGCTTTAACATAAGTGGAGTATAACTCATTTGAAGAACAAATACGCCATCGTCGGCAAGAATAGAATGCGCATCACGAATGAACGGACGTGGATCATTCAAGTCATAGAACATAGCAATACAAGTAATAACCTTTACCTTTTCATTGCCATAGCCAAGGCTATCATATGCTTCACGACTAAAGAAATCTTGCTTAACTTCTGCAACCTTGCTGCTTTCTTCATAATATGAATCATCAGCAGGATCAATGCCTAACTTAATCATGTTATCAGGAACCTGACGTAGCAGTGTGCCATCATTACAAGCAATATCAAGCCAAATATCGCCGTTTTTAATCTTTACTCGACTTGTAATTTCACTTACGATTTCGCCTAATTGCTTTGTCATGCTTGTGTTGATACCACTACGATACCAATACTGTCCATACATCTTGTCAAGTGGCGCAACACCATCAAGACGAGCCGCACCAATGGTTTCGTCAAGATACAAATCAAGACTCCATGGTTTTGTTTCACGCATTTCTGCGCCTGGTTTCATAAAATCACTTACATAGTGATCGCCTAATTCTAGTATCTTTTTCATTGATTATTCCTCATGTATAACTTTTTGCTTCGACGATAGTGCTATTGCACTTTTTGTTGATGGTTTGTTTAATTTGCGCACGACGAGTATTTGCCGCATAGGTAGAACTTGCAATATGAACAAAGTCGGTATCATATGGTTTTTTGTCTGTGGTAGAACCATATGTTCTTGCAAGGTCTTCATTGCGCCAAATAATTTTATTCACTTCTAACAATTCTGTAATTTCTTTCTTTAAATCAATATCTTCGAACTTTCCAGTAAGTGCGGTTAATTCGTTTAATTCACGTTTGATATGATTTAGTTTATCAAAATCTGTTATTTCTTGCAATTTAATTTGCAAAATTGTAATTTTATCATACAATTCTCCAACACCAATTGGCGCAAGAATCATTGTCATGCGTATGCCTTTGCAAGTTTAAAATCGTTTTCACACATATCATTTACAAGGTCTTGTAATGTATATTGTGGTTGCCAACCAAGAACTTCACGTACTTTTGTTGCATCGCCTTGAATATTGACAACATCGACTGGACGATAAAATTCAGGATTCACACGAATCATAACATCGCCTGTTACACTATTGCGAGCAACTTCATCAATGCCGTTGCCTTCCCATAGTAGCTTAATACCAAAATATTCAGCGGTTGAATTACAAAAATCACGGATGCTGCTTTGAACACCTGTTGCTACAACATAATCATCTGGTGTATCATGCTGTAACATCATCCACATTGCACGAACATAGTCTTTGGCATGTCCCCAATCACGAAGCGAGTCCATGTTGCCAAGTTCTAGAACCTTCTGTTTGCCCAATACCATGTTGGCAAATGCCTTGGTAATTTTACGAGTAACAAACAGTTCGCCACGACGAGGCGACTCATGATTGAATAGCAAGCCATTGCAACCAAAAATTTTATAACTTTCACGATAATTTACTGTAATCCAATAAGCATAAAGCTTGGCAGCACTATAAGGTGAGCCAGGATAAAATGGAGTATCTTCCTTCTGTGGATTAAACTTTTGAATACCAAACATTTCGCTCGTAGATGCTTGGTAAAACTTAGTCTTGTTTGTTAGTTTAAGACTACGAATACTATCTAAAATACGTAGCGGTCCTAGTGCATTTGTATCACCAGTAAGTTCTGGCATATCAAATGATACCTTAACATGACTTTGTGCAGCAAGATTGTAAATTTCATCTGGCTCTACTTTGTCAATAAGGTTACGGATGCTATTTGAATCACTTAAGTCACCATTATGAAACTTAACTTGATCTTTTACATCTTGAATATTTGGGTGGTCAAAGTTTGCGCTACGACGAATAAGACCATGAACTTCATAACCTTTGCTTAGTAGCAGTTCTGCTAGATAACTGCCGTCTTGACCGGCAATGCCTGTAATAAGTGCTTTCTTCATTTTATCCTCGTTGATATCTTGTATATATTATTGATTATATGCGTAGTTAAATTTTATCCGATAGTAAAATCTTCCATGCCAGCAGTTTTCAGTTTGACCATGTGACCAAGCATAAAATTCTTGCTTTCAAGTGCTTTCATGATTCCTAACCATCGATTGCGTAGTAGTGCAACTTCGTTAATGATGGTTTCAAAGTCAATGACTTCTTCTTCGCCATCAACATACTTTTCAGCATCACGTGCTGTAAGCGCACGAGCATAGTGTTCTAAGTATTTTTGAAAATGTTTGCGACGAATTTTTCGTAATTGTATGTTAAGATGATTAAGAATAGCTTCAATTTCTTGCAGTTGGTTAAAACGATGCTCAGTTATGCCAGGCAAACCGCTAAGATTTTTTTCAACATTTCCATAAATGCCAATATCACGTTTGGCATTTTCTAATTCAACCTCATAATAGCTTATGAAGTTGGGAATATTTGATAAATCTTGTGTAACTTTTGAATACCAACTACTCATATACTGCTATCTTTCATTTCACATCTTTGAATAATATGTGATAATTTTATTTTATTATAGTCAATGCCAATCATATCTAACATAATACTTGCTAATTTACACTGATACATAATGTTTGGCACGGTATTACTGTTAGAAAAATCATGCTGTTTATAATGCTCGCTACTCTTATAATCTTCATATATTATAAATGTTTTATTCAAAGATGTCAAATCAAAAGCATCAATTAAATTCCAATTTATTGAATATCCTTGTATAATTTTCAATACAATGTTGCGACTTTTGCAAAACGTGTCTAACATAATTAATTGATTTTGTAGCGTCCAAATTTCATATCTTTCACTATAAAGCCATTCGTAATAATACTTTTTGCTAATATGATCGTCACTTGAACTACTTGGCCATATATTGTTCCATGTAAAATTTCTAATTTTATCAGGAAGGACCAATTCATTAATCTGATCTGTGCTTTCTATAGCCACATCTAATTTACCAGTGCTTGTTAGTTGGCATATTACATGAGTAGGGTTGTGTTTGATAATACCATCAATAAGTTGATTAATGATTGTTTGATTGCTAATTGCAGGCCCACTTGCATCAATTAATTTGATACCAATTGCACGAGCAATATGTGACCATGTTTTACGTTCGCCAGCAAATGTTATTCCACAACCACTAATTAATAATTTGTTTGACATGAACGTTTTCTTTAGAAAAATGATCTACAGCATTATCAAGATTTTCAGGACAAATACTGCATATTGATTCTGGTACATTTATAAAATCTGTTATTAAATGCAAATCATCAACCGAACTAACTGGATTATAATTATACAAATTTTTATAAGCAACTTCAAGTAAATTTGCAATAGCTGCACATTTATATAATGAATTACGATATAATATGGGAGTATCGGGACTGCCACATATAGAATGTGCTTTTGTTGGATCACTGCTATATGGTATAGGTTTGTTGTTTTCGATATTATATGGCATTACAAAATTTTTAAAACGACTCATATAAATTTTAACATCCTCGCTTACAAATTGTAAAAACTTATGAGATTTTTTATCTGCAAATTTTTGAGTAAGCCAATTGGATTTAATTTTTAAAATTTTTGCTATTTTATCAGTAATAACTTTTTTATGGTCATTGCGATGTAGGCTAACTTGTATTTCTAACTTGCCAAAATTAAACCAAACATGTGGTTCATATCTATCTAACAAATAACCATTAGTAATTAATCTTATAGTACTGCGTGACCAAGATTCTCTTACTACTTGAAGAATTGATAGTAACTTTGGATGTAAAAGCGGTTCGCCGCCAAATATTGAAATAATATCAGGTTCAATATGCTGTGACCAATACAATATAGATTTTTTTAATTCTTCAAAATTTTCAACACCATTTCTTGGAAAATCACTTAGACTGATGCATCCTTTGCACGAAACATTACATGAGTATGCTACCATAATGTCTAAACGATTGATATTCTTTTTCATATTTTGTTAGCAATTCTCTATCGATGTCTATCTTTAATTTATCTTTTATTTTTTTAACTATAGAATCAATATCTTCTATTAATTCTCTAAATTCTATCACAACATCATAACAACAGTCTGGTTCTTCGTGTGGAAAATTTTCAAGTAATTCAGCGATCCATTTTTGTTTATTTTCTTTTGTAGGCTCAATACCTTCTGACACAAGTAAAATATCAAAATTATCCATACTTAAATTAATTTTTTTTAATAATTCTTTGTTATTTTCAAATTGAAGTTTAATATATCCACTCCATTCCCTAATACCAAATTGTTTTGAATTTAAAACTTTTTCCTCAATACATCGTACAACATATAAGTGATATTGCATTTGAGTAGGATATTGTATTCTAATAGATTTACAATCGCCTAATAAACTTTGGGCTAATAAAGTTTTTTGATGATTTGGTACTATAATATGTTTTTCATCAAGAGGTGGTATTGTTTTAATTTTTGGATTAATTTTTAAAAATTCTTGACCAAAAACATCTAAAACTTTAGTTCTTTTGTTTAAGGTTTTTCTTTTTAATTCATGGCATTGTGGCGATTTGCTTAATGCATAAGAAAAATATTCTCCGCCACAGCCATGATCATAATCAACAAGTATAAATGACATTACTCGTCATCGTCATCTTCATATAATTCTTCTACATCAAGATGTTCAGCAATTGCTGCTCTCATGGCACTATCAACGGCTAGTTCTTGTAAATCGTTGTCTGTAATGCCTAAATCAACCAATTCATTAACAACATGGTCTGCTGCAATTTGGCGATCTTTTGCTGAAATGTATTCTTTAACTGTTTGCCAGAATACTACAAGTAATTCGCTTGTATCACTCATCTTCTACTTCTTCCTTCTTAGTAACAGTAGTATGTTTGCCATACTCATTCATAATTATATCCAACTGTTCATCAGTCCAATTTTTACGGAAAGCCTTTGTAATTTCGCCAGTCATAGGACTTGTATATTGCAACATATTACCAGCTTTTACAAGAATACCTTCGTCTTCAAACATTTCGATGAGACCACTATATGGACTCATGCCAGTCGTATATGGAATTTTTACCTGAACACTTTCAAATGGTTTAGCATAACGTGTCTTCATAATCTTACACGCAGCACGAATACCATTTACTTCCGAGGTCTTGTTACCGTCTTCGTCTTCCTTCAACTTCAACTTACGCATGGCAACAACGATAGAACTTGCATAGATAAAGCCTTGACCACCGCTGATTTTGTCATCTGGATCAAACATGTCTTGTGAAGCATAAGTGTGGTTAGTTGCAACCATACCGATATTGTAACTGCCGAACATATTTACGCAGTTACGGACAAGTGCTGTCAGTGCCTTTGGCTTACGTCCCATATCACCTTTTAAATCGCCTGCTTCAAACTGGTTAATATCAGTTGGAGTAAGCAACATGCCAAGTGAGTCTAGCACAAACAATACTTTTGGTCGCTCGCCTTCTGGCAATGCTTTGTAAGTATCCATAAAGTTAGTGATAGTCTTGGCAACATCATCAATCATTGCCATATTAAGTTTAAGAAGTTTTTCTTCACTGGTATCTACACCAAGTGCTTTCAACCAATCTTCATCAAGTGCATTTTCAGTATCAATAAGAATTACATAAATTCCCTGTTCCTGTGCATTCTTTACAATATTGCCACTGCAAATATAACTTTTACCAGCGCCACTTTCGCCAGCAAATACCGTTACCTTGCCAAGTGGAATGCCCTTGTTAAAGTCACCACTAATACGGTAGTTAAGAGTATAATTTCCTGTTGATACCCAATCTGTTGGGTCATTGTATCCGACACTCATGCCAGGAATTGCTTTAGTTAAGTCTTTACGAAATTTTGATATGTCAAACGGTTTAGCCATGTTTATACCTTTCAATCTTTATACTATGCAAATATTGATTATTTTTCAATTTATTTTTTACTGCATCGGTGTCTTCAATATAACCAAGTTTAATTGAACCTATTCCCAATGTTTTATCCTCTAAATTAATGTTGTTCATTTTACAAAAATCAATAAAATTTTCTGATAAACCTTTGTTTTCATCAAGATGCAAAAAACATTCTCCACTATAAAAATGCAAATTTTTTAAATTTTTATAATCAAGTGGTAAATTTTCTTCGTAAATTTCAATTAGAGTTTTTCCTAATTCTACATAAGAAAGATACAATCCATTTGTTTCGCGATCGTGAGAAAAATAAGAATAATCTTCTAATTCCAAAGGAATCCTTCTATATTGATTTTTATGAAACGCAATTTTAAAAATACTTTCAACAAAATTGATTTTGTCTTCGCCGGTTTCTAAAGCATGAACAAAAAAATTTAAATCACGAATGGCTTGTTTTACATGTGCTGGTGCAACTTGAAATAATTTAGTTTGATCTCCATAATTTCCAGATAATGATTCAAATTTTAAATGCAGATAATTGAAAAATTCTTGATCAAACCAATCAATTTCTTTTGGAATATCAATAAAATTTCTTTTATAAATTTTTTTTAAATAATCATTAATTATTTCGATACATTCTAATAATTTTTGTTGTCTTTTTTCAACAGATAAAAAATCTACAAAACATTCGTTGTGATCAAACTCACAGTTTTCTAGGCACCAAGACAATTCATCTAACCATTTATTGGTAAATTTATTATCAATAAGCCCTATGTCAAAGCTATCAGAACAGTCTTGACCTAGAAAAACTGTGAGTTTCATAAGTTTAGTTATTCTGCAGTTTTACGATTGCGAATCATGCTGAGAATTTCTGCTGCCTTTTGGTTACTATCAACTCGTGGAGCAGTGCTTACTGGCGCACTGGCAACAGGAGTATCATCCACGTCAAAAGGTGCATCCTCTTGAACTGGCGCAGGACGGCTATAAGCCACTGTTGGTTTTGCAGCAGGAACATCATCAACATCGCTGTTACTGTTGCCTAAACCACTTGGCTTATAATACTGACCCCAACGACTTTCGTCATATGTGGCACCATCAACAGATGCTTCAAACATCTCCTTGATGATTTTCATTTCAGCATCACTTGGCTTCTTTGGTAGGAAACTCTTCAAATCAAACAAACCATATGCATCGATTGCTGCACGTTCTGTCTGTGTGAGTGCTGATTCCTTGCGGGCCCACTTACTGGTAGCATAATCTGCATACTGACCCTTGCTCGTTTTAGTGACACTAAAGTCCAGACCACGATCATAGTCTGTCGGTAGTTCTTCAATATCAGGGTCTTTCAATGCAGCAATGATCAAAGGATAAATGCTTGGGCTAATTACAAACCTACGAATTGGATTCTCAGGAGTGCTGTCTTCGGTAAGTGGATTATCACGAACAAAGCCTTGGAAAAGATACGAACGCTTCTTCCAATACTTGCGACCCATTTCTTCAAGGCTCTTGTCCTTGAACCATGTGCGAACCTCAGTTAGAATTGGACATGTTTCATTCCACATTTCCATGCAAGGAACTTGAACAGTAACAGGCTTGCTGTTCATCTGACCCTTAACGCCTGCAAAAGGCAAGCGGATCATTGCACGTTCAACCCAGAAAAAATCATTCTTCACATCACCATCAGGCAAGAACCTGATACGTGCTGTTGAACTTTCTGGAATATCCCAATGGGGGTAAATTGCGTTATCACGACCGCCGCCGCTGTTGTTTCCGCCGTTGCGGGATTCTTGTTGTGCGAGTTTCGCACGGATTTCTGCCAATGAAGCCATAGTGTTTTCCTTTTCTGTTGCCTTATGTGCCTTATACAATGGAACTCTCTCCACTGCATATATCTATTTATACACCAACGATAAGATAGATGCAATATATTTCTTCAATTATTAGAAATTATTTTATCACGTAATGCTAATCCAACTGTTAAATCTTCACAGAGTATTATATGACTACGTTTAATTTCCAGTGACTGATTCGTAATATCGCCGCACACATCCTTAACATAACAGGTGTTTGGTGGAATGTCAATAGTTTTTGGTAAATTTTTCCACCATATAGGTACACTAAAAAAAAGTGGTTTATAATACCAATCATACCATTCGGCACTCCATCGTAAGTGAACTTCAAATATATTACCGCCCATTGTTTCAAAATTTACATAACCTGTAAACTCTGGCAGCAAGTTTTTCCATATATTTTGGGCTTCGTCTAAATCACCGTTTTCAATAGTCCAGTAATCAATGACTTTATGATCTGCGGTTTGGTAAGCAGTTGCTTTCTTGCAATGTATTACTTCACCGCCTAATAATTGGATATCGTATGAACAATGTCTACCAGTGAACAGCGGCATCCAAAAATGACCTGGAATATAGTCAACATCATTTATACTTTTCCAAACACGGCTACCAAGTGCCATGCCTTCAAGATTCATTATTGGCTTTGAAAATACAGGATATGATTTTGGGGTGATTCCGTGTGGAGCACACTCATAGCCAAGTGTTTGTGATAGCAATAACTTATTATAAACCCAACGTGCCCACGGATATAGAGGATATGCTTCTATATCCGTAAGTAATGGTGTTTTCATTAGCCCAACGGATTAATATAAACTGGTGTTCCATCTACTTGATCACCAGTAAGAATAATCTTATAACGACCATCATCTGTTGCGCCAAGCGAAACACTATGGTTTGGAAAATTAGGGATAACTTGTGAAATTACTGCCCAACTTGCTGAACCACTGTCAGTATAAGTCTGTGTTGATGCCCAGTTTTGAAGCCAAGCTAAATCAAAAGTTGTGTCACTCATTTAGATTTAATTCCCGCTACTGCTTGAAGCCAAGTTAGGTCAGCACTTTCTTTCATTTTTTTCTTGTCAGCAAGTGCCTTCTTCATTGTTTCTTTCTTGTCGCCATCCTTGTCAAAGTCAAGGTAATCTGGTTTGCCTTTTGACTTGGCTTCTTCTACCGTTGACTCATCAGTATATTCTACATCGTTATCTTTCATATAATCACGAGCAGTGTCTAGATAATCAACAGCCTTTGTAATCTTAGCCTGAACCCACTCTGGTAGGTTTTCATCATCGTCTAAAATTGAACGAAGTTCGTCAGCAGCGTCTTTTGCAGTCTTCAAATCGCTCTTAGCCATACGACCTTCTTGATCATATTCTGCCTTGTCATCTGCACTTGGCTCGCCACCTTCATGCTCTTCATGCTCATCGCTTTCTTCTTCTTGTGCGTAGATGTAATTTTCCATCAAAGGCAGACCTGCCAATTTACGCATTTCTTCAATATTCTTGTTTTTCATTGGGGTTCCCTTTGTTTTCTTGGTTTCTTCTTGATCATCAAAACGCTTGTCATCAGCATCTGCGTCTTCATGGTCTGGTTCACTTGCATCGCCTTCCTTAACTGGATAGGTCTTGCCATCTACTTCAAATTCTTTCTTACCACTTGCCTTAGCAGCAGCCAATGCACCACTGAACTCATTACCTTCATTTGGCTCTTCCGTTACAGCATCTTCTTCTTTCATATACTTGTCTTTAATCTTGCCAAGTTCTTCTTGACTTGCGCCTTCACGACCTGCTTTTGCAAGTGCAGCCATGCCATCTTTACCATACTTCTTTTTGCCAGTATAATATTGCAGTCCACTTTCTTCTACTTCTTCTTCACTAACAGCACTTTCATTATAGTCCATGTTATTATATTCGTCATGCGCCGTCATATGCAGCAAATCACCATGTGTTCTTGCCAAATCATCAAGGTCTTGGTCATCAATAGGTGTGCCATCGGTATATTGACCAGCACTAAAATATGCATCGCTGAAATCTGGATAATCTGTTGTATCAGGAATTACAACTTCCAGTGAATGAACATCAACCTGTTTGCCGTTAATTTCTACTGGAGCATTCATCGGGCTTTCGCCTATATTCATAATACTTTCTTCGAATTCATCGCCCATATTTCTTGACTTGCGTAAATCACTAGGGCGAACGTTAGGTTCTTTGCGTACTTCATTTTCATATTCTGGATTATCACGCATTGTGCCTAAATCCTTCATATATTTTTGCGCAAGCATAATTGCAAGTTTTTTGTCACGATTATATTCTGGTTCACTGCGTTGACCAAATGCTTCGCCTTCGCTGCTTACAAGATCACCCATGAGTGCCGCAAAGTTGGCAACATCATCACCATCTTTTGCAATCATGCGATTTGCAATATCACCTAAGACTGCACTTAGCAATGCAGTGGTATTAGTATACTGTCTTGTGACCATAAGTTTATCAAGACCTGTATCTTTTTTTAGCACCAATTTATAGTTTGGATCAAGAATTTTCTTTTCAACGCTACTAGCAGCTTCACTAATGCTTTTCATTGCATTTTCCTTTAATTTGCGATATGCACCAGCAGCACTGGCAAGGTAATTATCTAGATTTTCATTATATGTTTGTTGGGTAAACCAACCTTTAACTTCACTCAAATCGTCTGTTTGTTCACTGATTAAACCTGCTAGTTCTTCAAGACTTTCACTAAAATTACGACTGTTATTACTCAAACGATTTAAGTGACGTTTAATACTTTCTTTCATTTGTTGTGCAGCAGCAATAACATTGCCTGCTTCGGTTGCTTCAAATGTGCGTGTACGAGTAGCACTGGTAAAACGACTTAAATTTCGCATTTCGCCAATAGCACGAGAAATGATTTGACCTTGTGGGTCATAAGGATTACCACCACGAGACACGTGATTTGCCATTGCCTT